CCCAGTTCAAGGTTATACCTTGTGGATCGCGGGTTGATACCACGGGGAGCTTTACCCAGATCTTGCTTCTCATACTTCACAAACATGCTTAATGACGCATCCTGTTGCGTCAAAACATCACGCTCCAACGACAATTTGGCTTCCTGGTAGAGTCGTTTCTTGGTGCCGGAATAGCGGTCAACAACCTGTTGGCGGCTTAAACGTGGTAACCTAGATACCCTACTGGTGACCTCCTCTCGGAAGGATTGTAGTGCGCTTGTTTGGAATGCACCATTCTGTGGCTGTACGGGTCGAGCGAATTGACCGGTAGTTTTGTTTTGCACATAAATGTATCGCTCAGTTAAAGCCCGGCACACAGAATCAACACTGTTGTTAAAAACTCCAAGGTTGTGATCTTGGCCAAACCCCTCCACAACTACATACTGTCGGGGTTTGATAGGCATCCCGTTCCGGCGTGTGCACAACTTGACTCCCACCTCACCTTGCGCCCTTTCATATAATTCAGGGCTCAGGGTGGCATTGGTCCCACACACCGTACGCGGGCACCCTCAACAGGCTGTGGTTGGCATCGGCGCAGCTGCACCAAATGCCTCCCTCAACCAGCGGGGTAACCGCGCGCGCACCAAAGCTGTACGGTCGAGCGCGTCCTCATTAAAGAACGTGTTCATCACATACTGCTGATGCGCAACTATGTCTGCGTTGCGTACAGACGTCTCCCGCAACACTCGGAGGTACTCCCGCTCTATCAAGAGTAGGTTCGCCTCGGTCGGCTGGAGTCGTCCAAACTTGGCGCGCAGACACGTCACACATGCTGCGGCGAAACGAGGAACGACACGCACTGGTTGGTTAGTGCAGAAGGTTTCCTCGTCGCTCAGCATCGTGTATCCCTCAGCTGCTATCGATTCAGCAGCTAATTGGATGCCGGTCTTGCCAGATCCGGGTCTCGCGATGCACAACTCTTGTGCAATCTGGTCCCGGATTTCTGCCTCAAACTGCACCTCCTCCAAACAACTGTCGTCAAAGCAAAATAGCCAACGCAGGAGTTTGGATTTAATCAGGGCAGCATACTTCTTGGGTGTGCTCCAGCGGTCTCTGGGCACAAATGTCACAGGGTCAAAACTCGTATAATTGTTAATCGCGGCCATGGTGAAGTGAAGTAAAAGAGGGGTTGCCGCTACCTTGGCTTGTGGAGAGTTGCAGACTCCATACATGGCTCTCTGTAGCCATGTCTGCCCCCCACTTACTGGGGGTGAAAGGGGATGTGGTGATTGCTAGGCCACCCGACGCTCGGAACCATCCCCTACCCTGCGGTCCTACCGCACGACACACGCCCCAGCCAACGCGTGTGTAATCGTGGTCTTCACCACGCCTTT